AAAACATGTCTGGAGGTATTGCTCAACTCGTTGCTGTAGGCGCACAAGACGCGCACCTTGTCGGTCAACCCGAAGTTTCCTTCTTTAGATCTAACTATAAACGTCACACGAATTTCGCCCAAACTGTTGAAAGGCAAGTTATCCAGGGCAACCCAGCTGTAGGTGGTATATCTACTGTTCGTTTCGAAAGAAAAGGGGATATGGTTGGGTACGTGTACATTTCACCAAATGATGGTACCAAAGCGGTTAAATTTTCACCATCTGACTGGACAACTGCCATTTCTAAGGTAGAATTGTTAATTGGTGGCCAAGTCATTGACGAACAAACGTCCACATTTTCTCAGTACATTGCACCAAACATTTTAGCACAAAATCTCACGAAGTCTACTTCTGGGTTTGCGGAGGTAGCTGAAAGTAAGTTTTACCCACTCAGGTTTTCGTTTTGCGAAAACGCACAATCGGCTTTGCCATTGATTGCACTCCAATACCACGACGTCGAATTGAGAATCACGTGGGGAAGTGATCTCCAAAGTGCCAAATATGAAGTCTACACTCAGTTCATTCACCTCGACACGGACGAGAGAACGGTTTTGTCTTCTGCACCACAAAACATGGTTATTACCCAAACACAAAAAGCGGTAGCCTCCGGTTCTAAAATTCAAGAATTGAACTTTAATCACCCAATCAAGTGTTTAGCCACCGCCGATGGTAGTGCACTTACTATTGCGGGGGACACGAACAAAATGAAACTCCAAATTAACGGTACGGATGTTACCGATTTCAAATATGTTGATCCACATTACACGGCGATCACTTCGTATTACCATACTCCATCCTCGAAAGACGAAGGTAGTTCAGGTGAAAACGACAAATTCTTCTTGTACCCATTCTGCCTCGATACGTCCAAACTCCAACCAACCGGATCCCTCAACTTCAGTAGACTCGATTCCGCGAGACTTGTTAACGATACCGCGAACTCCGACGACGATATCTATGCCGTCAACTATAACATCCTCCGTATCGAAAATGGTATGGGTGGTTTGATGTATTCCAACTAAGCAATTTAATTTAGCCACTTATTATAAATGTTTTGGCAATTAGTGTTTCTCCTAGCTTTCGTTTTTATTTTAACGTATGATCCAAAATCGGGTACGCTAAACCACTTGGTAAGTGACCAAAAACCACCTCCACAAAACGCGGAGTGTAAAGAAGGTCATTACCAGGAAATTCAGTTTGCCCAAATGGGATACGAGTGTCCACAGGAAAAAAGAACGCACATGGGTGCGATTATAAGAACTTAAAAACTTAGCTCGTATTTTATATATAATGTTTACATTCGACCGCGATACCGCTACTATAGTTGCCGTGCTCATGTGTATTGTTGCCACAGTATACATGTACAGAGAACTTAATAAAACAAAAACCGAAATGGAAGGTGTCAAGGGATTTTACGGAAATCTCATGGCACACTTATCCAGACCACGCACACCAAAAAATTTATCCGAAGATCAACCACAAAATGAGGAGATTTTAGAAACCCAAGATGACAAATCCGAAGAAGAATCTTCAGAATAATCATCTTATTCAATTATAACTTGCTAATGAGCAATGAAGAAATACAAAGCAATAGCTATACCAGTTACATTTATAGGTGATAAACCACGTTTTCTCACCGTCCGGGATCGAAGGTTCAAAGATTGGATTTTCGTCACCGGAGGGTGCAGGCGAAGAGAAATACCAAATCCATTAAGAACGGCTTTGAGAGAACTCGAAGAAGAAACCAGAGGTGTTATTTCCCTGAAAAGAGGGGAATACACGGATTTTAAATTTACAGTAAAAGAAGCTCCGGGTATTGAATTAGAATACAACGTATTCATATTTTTCGTAAACTATACCATACAGGACCAAGTTGAACTCATACGAAAATTCAACGAAGAAAAACAAAAAATGAACCTTCGCAAGGTTCAAAAACAACCTATCAAAAGAACACACGACGAAAACGATTTTATGAATTTCGAAACACTCGCGGAGTTTAGTACCAAAAAACAATGGGATCGCATAGTTAAAAACGTACTAAACAACCCAGAGTTTTACGCGTGTGTGACTTCTCTCGATAGAAAAACCTTCTCTATTAAATAATGAAGTCTAAAACCTACATTTTATCCCAAATACGCGACCTTCTCATTGAAAGACACGCATATACTCCAGAACGCGCAGATCGTTATTTGGAATTACACAGGGAAGATAAAGTCTACGAGCTCCTCGTTCTAAAAAAATCTTTAACAGAAGAACAGGAGTTTCCAGAAGTATCGTATAGACGATCCATTTGGCATCACGAATACGATGATGAATAAGGAACATAAAAAATTAAAACGTAAGATTGGTAAGTAAACATGTTTAAACTTTGGTGTAAAAACCAAGGTTTTGCACATAGCTCCGATCTATCACATGTGCTCATGGACGGTGGCGTCCTTTCTGTGCCATTTGATAGATTGAATGAATTTTATACTAAATGTGTAGAAGCATACAATTCCGGTGAACAAATATTTATTGTCGAACAAAAAACCGAAAACTATAACTTTTTCATGGACCTCGATTATAAGGACGACGATGAACTAACCTTAGATCAAATTAAGGATATATGTAAAGTCATATGTGATAAAGTTTCCAAATTCGGGGGTAAAGACGCTTTAGTATCCGTCGCCGAACCAAAACCAATTGGTCACTTCATTAAAACCGGAATACACATCAATTGGCACGGGTTCGTAGTGAACAGATCGTCGGCTTTGGCTCTAAGGGAACACGTCATAAACACACTAAACTTAGCGTACGGATCGCGCGATTGGAAAGATATTGTTGATATTTCAGTCTATGGAAACTCTTCGCGTAATACAAAGGGAAGTGGATTTCGTATGCCGTGGTCACACAAAAAAGCAAAACACGAAGCATGTTCTGGTCAGGGGTGCGACGCGTGCAATAATTCAGGTAAAGAAACACAGAGTGAATATTTACCCATTTTTGTATATAAACACGGGCCTTTGTCAATGTTACAGAAAACAGAGCAAAAACCCTCTGTTGATATGTTACACATGGCAACTTTACGTACACAGAGTACAGATCCAGTTACAGTAGAAGGAACTACAAGGAAAAATGAAGGCTCTTTTACGAATATACAAACTAAAAATGAATTTAAAAATCAAGAAGCTCTTCTACTCGTAGAAACTTTTGTAAGAAAACATCTCGAAGGACAGAGTACTGCATCCGTTACAAAAATGTTCAAACACAAAAATCAATTTCTTGTTTCAACAACATCTAAGTATTGTGAAAATTTACGGCGCGCACACAGTTCAAACCACGTATGGTTTCATATAATAGGTGATACCATAGCTCAAAAATGTTTTTGTAATTGTGAAACCATGAAAGGCCGTTTTTACGGGTTTTGTAAAGATTTTTCAGGAAGACGACACCAATTACCCAAAAAGATAACGGACGTTCTCTACGAGGATGGTAAAGTTCAGGCGTATGTACCCAAAAAGAAAAGTCCGGAGACAAGTCAAGTACACAACCCGGATGAACTTATCGAAAAGTTTATAAAAAAGTATGTTGTACAAAAAGAAACATTTCATATCGATTCTATCAAAAAAGTGGGTGTTAAGAAATACACCGTAAACACGAACCACGAGTGTAATACGTGTAAAGAAATCGTATCTTTTAACATTATAAAAAATCAAATACAACAAACGTGTAAGTGTAATTGTCGTGCACATATTCTCACAGATAAAATTGTACGTACTTTATAGAATGTTGGCTGTATTACTAGTTGTTTTTATGGTATATTTAGCATCGTCTTTAATTAAAAAAGATACAGGAACCGACCATATAACCGAACTCATACGCAAAACCCTTCCTTATTCAGGATTAAACCAAGTTTTATACAGGGAATTCTTAGCAAATATGAACATGGCTATAGAATATAAGACACACGTAGAAATTTCAGAAAAGTTACTCGACCGCGCACTCAAAAATTTACGCGAACTCGCTCTTTACACGGTTTCGAGTGATACGAGCGTTATAGAAGAAATAGATACGTTGGCAAACCAAATAAACGCCGAATTTGAACTCGTTTTAATAAATGAAACTCTTAATAAAAAATAACGTATTTAAAAGAATAGTCATATACATTAATTATAATGACAATAAATCAAGGAACACGCACGCGTTCTGGACGCATTTCCAAAGTTCCGGAACGTTTAGATCCAATCGAAGATATACCAGAAGACGATTACTCAGACGACGATTACGAAACCGAATCTGATATCGATAGTGAAGATGATGTAGATCTTCTCGAAACAGACGACGAAGACGATTTCGAAGATGACGATAGCGATGTGGATGAAAATGGCAATTTGAAAGGATTTGTTGTTGACGACGACGAAGATGAAGATGAGGAATAATAAGCTTAAAAAAATAGTTTTATTTTTTATAAATGGAAGCTGAAGTTGGTACTCCCATAGAATATAATCCAGACGAATTCGTAAAAGACCAAAAAGAAGAAGAGCCGGAAAATAACGATCAGTATTATTTTCCGCCTCCGCAAAACCATTATTACGATCAACCACCTTTACCGGAAAAAGTTGATATATTTTCAAATTTAGATAAAACGGGGTACATTATTATTTTTGTTGCATTTTTATTAGGATTTTTCATGGGTAAAACCATGCAACCCGTTATTCTTCGACCTGGATAGGTTTACCGCGTATCCATAAGTGTTCGGACGACGTTTGTTGCCCTTCAAAATCACCGATTGGACCAAGTTTAGGTTCTGTAAAATATGCGCGACTCACAACGAGTGGGTCCTTTAGTATATCCTTTGCGACATCGGACGCACTCACGTTTTCTGTACCTGATTTACTTTTTCGATCTTCGTATAATCGTAAAAATAAACCAAACATGAATAGAACAATAAGAATGGTGATTATGTTCAATATAATACTCAACATACTTACATTTATATAACAAAATTAATTAATTATTTAGATTCTACTTCTTCACCTTCCTCAACTTCACCTTCACCTTTCGTATCCTGGGCTTCCGTGGAATCTTCCTTTGCTTCGGATTCACGTTTCTTCCTTCTTTCTTCAATTTCTTCAGCGACAATCGCGTCCGCTTCTTTAACAAGTTCTTCCATTGGCGTATCTGGTTTCTCTTTTTGAAGGCGCTCAAGCACTTCAGCTGGGTGACTAATTGGTGGTTCATCGGGTTTCGTATAATACTTTGAGTTTTCATCACCCGGTTTAATGAACGTATTGGTTCCATTTTCCATCATGTCACGTTTACGTTCAGCAAACATCTTTGCGGCCAAGGCCTGATTTTCTTTGTATCCCGTCATGAGTTCCTCGAGCTTTTCGTTCGTATAGTGAACGTCCTCGATCTTCGCCGGGTCTGGAGGAATTAACAGCCATTTATACATGTCGACAACATAAATATCAAACGTCGCATCTTCTTTTTGAAGACGCTTCGCGTGTGAAGCCGCTTCATCACGAGTCGCAAATGTACCCCTAATTTTAATACCAAACTTATCGTTTTTTTGTGGTGCTTCCGGTCCTACAATGGAAAGACACGCGTAAAGTTGACCAGGAACGGTTGTGTAATCTTGTTCGAGAGACATTATTTATATTCTAAGTATGCTTAAAAACTTTAAGTCTATTATACATAACAATGCACGAGTTCTGGAATAAACAACCTGTTCCTCAAGATAAAGTTGTTTATGAAAAAGATGGTGAAATAGATTCATCTAGAAAACTTAGGTACGAAAAAAACCCTTTACCCGAAGGGTACGAATGGAGTTCGTGTACTGTAGACGAACTCTACGAATTTCTTAAAGAAAACTATATTCGCGACGAATTTTTTGAGTTTCACTATTCGAAAGAACTCATCGAATGGGCAACACAACCACCGGATCATATAAAAGAGTGTAATATAACTATACGTAAATCGGATACAGGAGAAATCGTCGTTTTCAATTCAGGGGTACCCGTGAACGTTCGTATCAACGAAAAAAATATTAAAATGTTACAAGCAAACTTTCTATGCGTATCCAAAAATATCAGGGATGTAAAGTTTACACCCACTATTATTTCCGAACAAGTTCGGCGTATGAATATAAATAACATATGGTCAGGTATATCTACCATTGTTAAACGAATACCTACACCCATCGCTAAAGTCAAATATTGGCACAGACTCATAAACGTCAAGAAACTAAACCGAGTAGGGTTTTCCAACGCACGGGAACAGGCGTACCGTATTTTAGGTACATCGCAGTTTAGGGAAATGACCGAACGCGATATACCTCGCGTCACGAAAATGTTACGCGATCATTTAAACCAGTTTAAACTTTCACTCGACATAGACGAATCGTACGTCAAACACTGGATTCTCCCTCGTAAAGATACCGTATATACGTACCTAAACGACGAAAAAGATCAATTTGCCACGTTTTATAGTTTGGATTACATACACAAACCAAGTGGTGAAACCATAAAACAGGCGTACACGTTTTACAACGTTGGGAACTGTTTAAAAGATGCCGTAATCATGGCACGTAATCGAGGTTTTGACGTTTACAATTGTCTAAACGTAGGCGTAGACGAAGAAGAACTTCGCAAACACAAGTTCATGGAAGGTACGGGACACAATCACTATTACCTTTGGAATTGGAAAATAAGTGAAGAAATACAACCTAAGAATATCGGGTTTGTTATTATTTAAAACACGAAGTTAATTAAAAATGGTACCCGAATCTTACATTAAAAAGAACGACGAAATCAAGGCGGTTCGCGAATTAGAAGATCATTTAAACAGGGACGTGGTCGATATTATTATAAAAAAAATAGAAAAATCAAACAGACTTGAATACGAAAACGAGTGTATAAAACATAAAAATTTTGCATCATGTACAAAATGGTTTAATATATTCAAAAATACATATTGGGGCATTTTTCCTATTAGAGGGGGTAGACAATTACCAGATTCGGAAATTATACTAAACCGTAATACCTTTGGTAATACTATGAAATCTGGTCGAAACCGTAGTGATTTCGAATATGATGAAAATTATTACGAACAACGTGCATATGGGATGGACCACAGAGAAGAATATATAGGTAAAGATGGTATAAAGTATCAAGTGTGTTCTCAATACCCGTATAATTTGATATTGAACGAAGACCAAATGAAATTGGAAGGATGGACAAAAATAGATCCATTATATCAAATCGGACAAGATACTTACATAAGAGAATTTGACAAGGATAAAATCAGGTGTAAACAAAAATTACGAAAATTGTACGAGGAAAAAAAGATGTATATGAAAAATGATACTTATTATGTTAAAAAATTGAAAAAAACAAATAAAAAAATCGAAGAATTGGAGGAATCATTGGGATACGTTTACGAACAAATATCGAAAAGTTTCTGAAAACAGTTCAAAATATTGTTATTTGTGAAGATAAAAGGGAACCTTAGTGAAGTAACTCCATTTAAAAAAGAAGAACGTCTATATAAATAAATGGAGGAGATACGCAAGTACCATAACGAGGCCAAGCGTCTCCTCATCCAATCGGCTACCCGCGAAGGCGACAGTATTTTGGATGTAGGATGTGGTTTCGGTGGCGATCTTCAAAAGTGGCGACACGTCGGGGCAAACATAAGCATGTGTGAACCCAACCCCGAATCACTCAAGGAGGCTAAGTCGCGCGCTAAGAACATGAAAATACGCGTCAACTTTTACGAGGGTGATATATTCGCGTGTCCCCAAAGAAAATACGACGTCGTATGTTATAACTTTGCGTTACACTACATTTTCGAAACGAAACAGTTATTCGAAACGTCACTCTTAGCCATCAAGAATAGAATTAAACCCGGGGGTCGGTTCATAGGAATAGTACCGAATTCCGATAAGATTATCATGAAAACACCCGTAAGAGACGATCTCGGGAACTACTTTTTAACGAAAGAAACGAGTTCGGGGAACTTTGGCGAAAAGTTATACGTCCACTTAGCCGATACACCGTATTATGCCGACGGACCAAAGGTTGAGCCCATTGCACACAAAGACATGTTATTTACACGCATGGAAGATTTGGGGTTTACTTTAACACTATGGGAAGATCTTAAAGGAAACCCGGTTTCGGATCTGTATAGTAAATTTTGTTTCGTGTTTAGGAAATGATTAGTTTCTATTAGTACGTCTACTCTGAGCAGCATTACCCACTTTTTTTCGTATAGTATTTGTGTTTGTGTTATTTATTTTAGTCTTCGAGAGACTGTTTGGTGTTTTTGGCTTGTTTGGTGTTTTTGGCTTGTTTGGTGTTTTTGGTTTTACAAACTTGACGAACGTTAAATTTCTTCTAAATAATGGTTGTCGTGTAAATGGATTTGAAACGATTTTTGTGTTTGGACTAAGACTGTATAAAGTCTTAATATTAGTGATATTAGTAGATGGGTTTTTCGTTTTTATCCAGTTTAGAAGTGATTTTTCAGTTAAGTACTTATTGTATCCGAGGTTTAAGGCATTATTACCGACACTGAAATTATACCCAGATATAGGATCGTTACGTTTAGTGTTTAGGGGTACGTTTTTTCTTGGAATTAGAATTTTAGTACTTGAATTCTTAAAAATTTTTAAACCGCTACGATAAAGACTACTGTTTATATATTTAAGGTTTGGGTTATTTTCCAAATAAAGATACTCTAACTTTTTAAGGTTACCGATTGATTCTGGTAACGATGTTAAATTATTACGTCTCAAAGAAAGATACTCTAACTTTTTAAGGTTACCGATTGATTCTGGTAAAGATGTTAATTTATTATACCCCAAATAAAGATACTTTAAGTTTTTAAGGTTACCGATTGATTCTGGTAAAGATGTTAACTTATTATCGCCCAAACCAAGATCATTTAAGTTTGTAAGTTTACCGATTGATTCTGGTAAAGATGTTAATTTATTATACCCCAAATAAAGATACTTTAAGTTTGTAAGTTTACCGATTTGTGGTGGTAACTGTTCTAATTTATTATTAGCCAAAAAAAGTGTCTCTAAGTTTTTAAGGTTACTGATTTCTGGTGGTAAAGATGTTAAATTATTAACACTCAAATTAAGTTCTCGAATATCTAATCTAGTGACACCTAGTGCCCTGAGAGAATTGGGGACGTTACTGTTACTACTCATATACCTTTACCTGTTATTATTATTTCTATTAGTACGTCTACTCTGAGCAGCGTTACCCGTTTTTTGCTTTTTAGTAGGTGGTTTGTTGTTATTATTTCTATTAGTACGTCTACTCTGAGCGGCGTTACCCGTTTTTTGCTTTTTAGTAGGTGGTTTGTTGTTATTTATTTTAGTCTTGTTTAATTTGTTTGTTATGTTATTTATTTTAGTCTTCGAGAGACTGTTTGGTGATTTTGGTTTTACAAACTTGACGAACGTTAAGTTTTTTCTAAATAATGGTTGTTGTGTAAATGGATCTGAAACGATTTTTGTGTTTGGACTAAGACTGTATAAAGTCTTAATATTAGTGATATTAGTAGATGGGTTTTTCGTTTTTATCCAGTTTAGAAGTGATTTTTCAGTTAAGTACTTATTGTATCCGAGGTTTAAGGCATTATTACCGACACTGAAATTATACCCAGATATAGGATCGTTACGTTTAGTGTTTAGGGGTACGTTTTTTCTTATTATTTGAATCGGTGGATAAAGTTTAGTACTAAAATTCTTTGTAATAACTAAACCTTCGCGATAAAGACTCCTGTTTATATATTTAAGGTTTGGGTTATTTTCCAATTTAAGTTCATCTAACTTTTTAAGGTTACCGATTGATTCTGGTAAAGATGTTAATTTATTATTAGTCAAATCAAGTTCCATTAATTTTGTAAGGTTACCGATTTGTGATGGTAAAGATGTTAAGTTATTATCATTTAATCTAAGTACCATTAATTTTGTAAGGTTACCTATTGATTCTGGTAAAGATGTTAATTTACTATGATACAAACTAAGGTACTCTAATTTTTTAAGGTTACCTATTGATTCTGGTAAAGATGTTAAGTTATTATAACTCAAATTAAGTTCCTTTAAGTTTTTAAGGTTACCGATTTCTGGTGGTAAAGATGTTAAGTTATTATAATACAAATCAACTCTCTTTAAGTTTTTAAGGTTACCTATTGATTCTGGTAAAGATGTTAATTTATTCTCACACAAAGAAAGATACTCTAACTCTTTAAGGTTACCTATTGATTCTGGTAAAGATGTTAATCTATTATTACTCAAATCAACTCTCTTTAAGTTTTTAAGGTTAACGATTTCTGGTGGTAAAGATGTTAAGTTATTATACCACAAATCAAGATTATTTAAGTTTTTAAGGTTACCGATTTCTGGTGGTAAAGATGTTAAATTATTACGATCCAATCTAAGTTCCTTTAATTTTTTAAGTTTACCGATTTCTGGTGGTAAAGATGTTAATCTATTCCTACTCAAATCAAGAATTACAATGTCTAATCTTCTGACACCGAGTGCCCTGAGAGAATTGGGGACGTTATTGTTATTACTCATATACCTTTACCCAATTTTTTTTTGTTCCTCTATGGTAAGTAAGTAATATAGGATGTTACTCGTAATACTCCTCGTACTAATAAACGCGTTTTTGTTTATCAATACACGCGAACCCGAAAAACTCACAGAGGTTCGCGAAAAGTATAGAATACTCAGGGAACACATAGAAAAAACCAATAACGAAGATTTCAAAATGTTGTGTAAAGAAATTCCGATCACCGCGCATCACCGGTTAAACGGGTCTATTGGGTATAACGTGAATAAGGGTAACGATATAGGTATATGTATAGACGGTGAACCTAACGAAATATTTCACGTACTTTTACACGAACTCGCGCACTGTACCGTCGTCGAGTATTCACATAGTAAAGAGTTTTGGGATAAGTTCGATAAACTTAGATCGATATGCGTTTCTATTGGAATCTACCAGGAAATACCACAACGAACCGAATTCTGTGGTAAACATATTCAGGATAAATAAATAATATTTATTATTAATAAAATGGAATCAGTCTCCGATTTAATGAAAATGTATGTTTTGCTTAACTGTTTACTCGCAACAATAAGTGCGCCTCTTTTAACGAATAATCAGTGGGTAAACATGGGTTTGCTCGTCGTTATACTACCATCAATTTTGTGTGCGTTACCGAGAGGCGGTAATCTATTTGGACGTTTAGCTCTAGACGCACCATTCTTAGTAGTTTCAACTTTAGTAGGTATGGGTATAGTTGCGGGTATTTCTCAAATAAACGAACGCATCGAAAAAGATTTTAAAGATTACGGTAAAACTACGAAGAGTACTGGTACTGTTCTAGGACTTCGCGCAGTTGGATTACTGTTCGGATTTCTCATTTCGTACTTCTTATTCGGAAAGAGAATGTATAAACACTATAATGCTATTTAAGCGTATCTTCTTGCTATATAAAAAGCAATAGCCGCGACTAAACCAGTTGAGGCTAAACCAACGGCACTTCGGTGTCCTTGGTCGTTCAAAAACGATGGGACGAAGTTTGCAAGTTTTTCCTGAACTGGCTTACTAATTGCCGCCGCAGCACACACCGCAACGATGAGTGCTTCGAACTGGTCGTCAGTAAGGTTGAATGGATTTTTAGATTCCGCTTGTTTCTTTTCTTGGGTTTGTTGCGTAACCGGTTGTTGTGCCATCATCATCGGCGTTTGCATTTGCATTTGCGTCATGCGTGGGTCTTGAGACATCATTGGTGGTTCCAGTGGGTCTTCAGCGTGTCCCATAACATCTGAAATTGGAGTCGAGTCCATCGTTTGTTTATTTTCAATATTTTTTTCGGGTGGATTATTCGGCACAAAGTGTGTCGACTGATTATTATTTAACGATACCATACCGTCACCAGTGTCAGATAAATTCATAGTTCTAACGTCCGTCATTTATGTAGTCATAGGTTTTTGAGATATGTCATTGACGCATTATTCGCCTGAGTGTAAAACATATCTCGGGTACATACCCAAAAATGTATTTAAAACCCTAGGTAAAACATCCTTTTTTTCACATTCGGGTATAGAATCGTTAAAATATATACGTTTGGAATCGTGGCATACATTTATGTACATATAGTAACCACCACCTGATGAAAGTTCGTTAAATTTTGCGTATGGATAGACCATTCTCGAACTGCATATTCTTCTGATAAAGTTCATTATTTATTATATTACTTTGTTTTTGTAATTTTAAGCTTTGTTTTCTTTGTTGCATTTTTAGCATCTGCTTCCTTTTGATCTAAATATTTGGGATTGTACATCTTTTTATGAAGTTTCCATAGATCAGGGCTACCAACTTTAAAATTTTTCCTAAGTGTGGCTTTGTACCAGAATACACAATCCTCTATTTTATTACTCTTCGACGTATTATCTAACACTAAACATTCGTAGTTTTCCGTACACGCATCCATAACTTTATTAAACATATCAAAACTCGGAAAAATACCAAAAAATGATTTATATATTTTTTCTCTATTCTGAATGATGTTTTCTCTCAAAACAAACACGTAATCGACGTTTGCCCTGAGTGCTGGTGGTAAATCCATGACGTATTGCATGGTAAGCATGAAAAATATGTTATAGTGTCGCCCGTTCATAAAACATTGGCGAATACACGTATCTTTCAAAAATTTACTATCGTACATACAGTCATCTAAAAGCATGAATGTACCGTTATTTCTACTTTTACCTTTTGTACCAACTAGTTTTCTCTGTCTCGAAATAACTCGCTCTATAGCATCTCTATCGTAATCACCGTATACGAATAAATCTGGTATAAATTCACCGTAAAAATGGTTACCTTCTTCCGTACCAGAAAGTACAACACCCGCTGGTATATGCTTTTTGTAATACATGATATCCTTGACCAATGTAGATTTACCCGTGTTACGTTTACCAATAAACACACACACCCGATCGTCTGTCATTTTTTCGGGTCTGAATTTCTTCAGTTGAAGGTTCATTCTACAGTACTGTCTCGTTTTATTTCATAAAATTTTACTCACGTAAAGTAAGAATGGCTGGTCGAATAAACCTTGCTGTCACGGGTATTCAGGACCAATGGCTTACTGGTGATCCCGAATTTTCGTATTTCCTGATGAATTTTAAACGACACACGAAATTTTCAATAGAGGCTATAGAAACACCGTTTGATGGTGATGTCGATTACGACGCAACCGTAGAGTGTCGTATTCCCAAAAATAAAGGGGATCTCGTACGAAGTATGATGCTTAAATTCACTTTACCACAACCATCCGGTACGGCATCGTCTGGATACGATATAAGATACAGGAAATCTATAGGTGCTCAAATCATAGAGTATGCAGACCTTTTGATTGGTGGTCAAACTATTGAACGTATAACGGGTGATTATATCTACATGTATGATCAAATACATAACAACAAAGATGATATAGACCAAACACTTTATTTCTTAACGGGGCATGATAATTATATAGCGGTTTCATACGATTGGGATTATAACGTCCTTTTACCGTTTTATTTTTTCAGACACCCAAGTTTAGCTATACCCGTATGTGCACTTACGAAACAACTCGTCGAAGTACGCATAAAGTTTAAGAAACTCGAAGACGTTGTTATTCAGTATAAAACCGATACGGATATCATCGATCCACCCACTGATGTTTCTTCTTCTATTAAAAAAGTATCACTCGTCACTGATTTCTTTTTCGTTACGGAAGATGAAAAGAACTTCTTACTTACCCGTCCTATAGAATATGTCATCACACAACTCCAAATGTCACAGTTTAAGTTTAAAGCAGGTGAAACTAAAAAAGCGGGTATGCTCAATTTTAAAAATCCTGTCAGGGAACTGTTCTTCTTGGCAGTGAGTGACGACGTTCATAAACTCAACCCAATAAAACACGTTACCATGAAATTTAACAATAACACGATAATAGACGCCGATAATTTAATGTTAAGTTACGAACAACCTTTGAAATATTATACGGGCGTTACCGAAAACAACTTTGGTGTGTATAGCTTTTCACTTAAACCTGAAACATATCATCCAACTGGACAGGTAAACATGAGTCGAATAGCTCATAATCTTATTGAAATTGAACTCGATTCACCAGACGCTAATTTTGGACACAAAGTATATGTATATGCAGTAAACTATAACGTGTTACGAATAAATAGCGGTCTCGGGGGTTTAAAATTTTAGTGCCTTATACTAGTAATGGCTGGACGTGTTCAGTTACAAACATCCGGACCACAGGACGCTTTTTTTACGGATAATCCAGAGTACACGTATTTTATAAAGAATTTTCAAAAACATACAAACTTTGCACCATTCTTTGTTGATTTAGATGTTGATGGTGAAATTGAATTTGGAAACACCATAAAGTGTACCATTCCCCAAAATCAAGGCGACCTTCTGAAAACCGTGAGTTTGAAAGTTGAATTAAGCGCTATAGATCAAAATTTAATTAACTCATTACACCAAAATACAACTGGTATAGGATACAACGAATCGATAGGTCACGCCATGATTGAATACGTCGAACTCGTCATAGGTGGTGAAGTTATACAACGCGTACCGAGTGATTTCTTAGCGATTTATTCGGATAACTACGTCACGCAGACGAAACAACATAATTTAGCCAAACTCGTGGGTAAACCACCTTTAGAGTTGTCAGGTACAGAAGCCATGACAACAACTATAGGGCATTATTTAGGAAACGCAACTTCAGATACTAAATATTTTATCGATATACCCTTTTACTTTTACAATAATCCTGAACTCGCGATACCACTCTGTGCCATAACACAACAAGAAATTGAAATTGTTATTAAATTAAGAGACGTCGATAAATGCATTCATTCGGTAAGATCAGATTCTTCATATGTTATGTATACAGGTCTCAAACCAAAAAACTTAATAAAAAGTGCTAAAATCACACTGGAAATGGTTTCTTTGGATGAAGAGGAAAAACAAAAGTTAAATAACCAGAAAATAGACTATATAATAACACAATTACAGGAAAATAATTTTCAAATTGAACAAAGTACAGACACGAATCCCGTAAGTTATAGTTATAAATTAAATCTAAAAAATCCTATAAAAGAACTCTATTTTTTAATACAAAGCAAAAGAAAAGGTGTCAATAGTTTTTTTACAACACCTTTTGACTATGATAATTCTAACCAAATACTAGATTCAATATATTTATCACACGAACATCTTAAAAGTGTAGAACTTAAACTTGACGATTTAGAAATATTAAACGACAAAACGGGTAGTATTATTAACTTACGCGCGGTACAAAGTGGTATACATCATTCAAGAACGCAATTGTTCAGAAGATACTACTCGTATAGTTTTGCACTCGAACCCGAACGGTGGTACCCTACAGGCCAAAGAAACTTTAGCTTAGTAAAAGAACAAATACTCAAAGTTACTATGAATAGCGAAGAAGAATCGGAAAGGGAACTTAGAGTTTTGGCACTTAGTTATAATATACTCCGTGTTGAAAACGGTATCGCTAAAACACTGTTTAATGCATAATGAATCAACAAGAAAAAGACGCAAACATAAACTTAATAGAACAAATACAGGAATCTGCTATTAACATTATCCAACCCGTATTCGAAAAGTCCATGATACTTGCAGCAGAATACGCAAAAGCGTGTGGACGTACTATTGTACTCGCAGAAGATATGGAATATGCCATGAAATATTGTGCCATGAACGAAGTTGGTAAGAAAATGGGATCACATTTCCCGGACATAGACGAAGAAGAATATTCAGATGAAGAATTCGAAGATGACGAAGACGTTCCTTTTACGCGATATTCAGGTAGAGAATACAAATTCGTTAAAATGAACATGGCATATGATAATTGGAATACATGGGAACCCAAAAATCCGTCAGAACGGATGTTAAAAAATGCCATAGATAGTAATGAACACATCAGATCCAGAGGGATGGACGACGACTTCTGAATATTTTAAAATATACGGTGATGAAAGTTCTAATTCCGAAACAGATACGGAATCGGATACGGAATCGGATATAGAATCTATAAATGTTGGTATGCTCAAGGGGTATCTAAAACCACAATACTACAAAAAGATTTTAGTCGAAGAAGAATTACTCCCAGATTAAAATCTCAGGATACTATATAAAAATGTCTACTGCTGCTGAAACTGTTACACTCGTCACGCGCGAACTCGAGTCGCAATCCCTGAACGCGATCGTCGCCGGTTTTTCATTCGCGGCCGCCCTTTCGTGGATGGATTTGGTAAGATGGTTGGTTAACCAAGTTGTAAAGGTTAACAAGAACGGTGGTATGAACTACACGCTCACTGCTTTGTTCACGACTCTCTTGTCTATCTTGGTCTACGTCGGTATCTCTCGTGTTTCCACGCGTGTCCAAAAGCCAGCGCAACCAATCTTCGCGGTTACTCGATAAGCTTTGGTTTTTTCATAACCAGTAATAAAAATAATCCGGTTGCGACTATCATGAATATAGATATAAACGCATCCCATCTATGCGGATCCTCTAATTCGGGGATACTCATAGGTGGTGGAAGAGAAAAGTCTCTTTCCAAATTAGTCACGTTCTCGAGTTTATCAGTAGAACACGTTACAGCAAGTTTAAGTATATGGTTCGCGTTTCTAAAATCATAGGGTATTAATCGGTTATTGCTACTATAATAAAACTGTACCCTTAAACTCGATATCGTTTTTTGTGACCCAGAATCAAAATTGTGTTCAACCGTATCATCGACACCCGAATAATTGATCACGTCACCGCACAAAAGTATACGTCCTGTATAAAAAGGTATTTCAGAAAACACGGTTTTGTTAAATTCGTCGGAGCCACTACTCAGTTTAACAATAATCGCATCCGCACCTTGTAAATTAATGCTCCCCGTTTCGAGCGTTGTTCCAGAGGAGGCTACGTTACTTGCTGGTAAACCTAAAATATCGTGTGGTGTCGTGTACCCACTCGAGCCAGTCGCGTACCCATTCGTACCCCCGTAAAACTCAAACGTAAAAGGTGCACTACCCGTAAACGTTATGGCATTCGTTTCCTTATCAAATATAGCAGATGTAATATCAGATGAAGCCGATACAATAGCTTGTGCCAAATCTTGACCACTATAGTTTCCTATTGGTATGGTGACTGGTGTACCATTTATATCAAACTGGTTATTTCTATCGTGTATGAGGTACTGACTATTGTGTATACGTGCAGAAATGAGCGATATTTTTGTCACGTCATAAATGGGATTTTTTAAGTGGACGACGTAATCACCTGGGTTTGGGTACAGAACAGGATCGCGTTCGCTACTGTCTATATCTAAGGTATGTACCTTCATTAAAATATATGAACAATATTTTAATGAGTGTATATCACGATTCAACAACTATTTATTTAATTACGAGAGACTGTGAACCAGTGGATTATTTGCGAGCTGTCTTTTAGCCACATCTAAGCTTGTACTCGATGCATTTGGATTATAGTGACCCTTGTATGCATTTAATTTATGGTAATCATTGTTTCTATATTGTTGCGTCCATGCACCATCCGCGGCGTTTACTCTTCCGTCAATTCGTGTTGTATCCGAACGAACACTCGTGACCATACCACCTTGGTTAAGAGCATCGGCGCGAACATTCATTCTCCCTGGACCAGCCATACGGTTCGCTTTACCACGACGGTCATCTGGTCTGAACCCATATTTCATGAGTTCTTCAACGGTGTGTTGCGTACCATACGTCCTCTTCTCACCAATTTTGCTCGCTGGTGAACTCAAATACCCACCAACAAAACTACTTATACCCGGTGCAGGTTGGTTATTGTACTGATACTGCTCCAAGTTACCATCCTTCTTGTTACGCGTCGGTTCTTGTGCGCGTGTAAGCGCAGAAACCGTCCTCTTTGCACTCGCGTACCCCAAAGTATCTGTACGTAACCCGGTTTCGGATCTATTCGTAGTTCTCTTCGTTCGCTCGTGTTCAGCTCTTGGTGTTCTACCACCCATACCTTGTGCTCTACCTGGTACTGGTGGAAGTCTACCTTGAAGAAAAGCGGTCTTTTCCGGTCTGTTGTGTGAAACTTCACCAATAATACCTCGTCGACCACCTTTGGAATCGTAAGCTGGACCAGATCTACCCGGCAAAGTTGTTAAACGGTATGCACCGACATTTTCTGGGTTAACACGGAACAGCTGTTGATGACCACCAAATGCAGGTACATCCGGACCAACACCTAAACCTGGACCAACGAGTTGTTTCTCAACTGGTGAAAGATTATTCATTCTACCCGCGTCGTACATTCGGTTTCGCATATCCAGTATTTCACCTCCGGAAGATCTACGTTGTGGTGCAATTTCAGCAAACGAACCCATTTCTTCCTTGGACGTATACGATGGTTCAACCAATGGTGATAAAGGACCTAAATAATCAGATTCTATGGTGATATCTCTGTTTGCAAATTCGGAAGAGACTTCCTGTTCTTGAATAGGGTTACCTTCTACTGTATACATTTCATTTGGACGACTTAATTTTCGACCAGCATAAACTAAACCGGCTATAGCCAATATTGAGATGGGATCAGCCATTCTTATTTCTTATTAAGATTTTTATTGAGGTATCTTTGCTGAAACAAACCATTTTGTGTTTCTGCTCGTGTACTCATGGGTTCGTATGTTTGTGTTCGAAGTGGAACTTTACATTCGACGTTTTGGAGTGGGTGGAAATTTCTTTCGTACGTTTTTGCCAAGACCTTGTTAAATCGGGACGTGGATTGGGGTCTGAGTTGATCGGAAGTTTCTATGTATTGCGCTGGTGCACCTTTACCCGCCATGTACGGCGCAGTTCCATACAACATCGTGTTTGGGCGACTTGAACCGTAATTCAGGGTACTGGGCTGGGGATACACAAAAACTTCTTCAGTTGCACACACGGGTGGAACCGCGTGATCTTGTACAACTTTCATGCCTGGTTGGAGTTGATACGCCATTTATTATTACAAAATATTTTGTTTAAGCAAATCGAGTATCTACTTTACTTTATTTAATTTATATGATTTAGTTTCTCACGTCCCCGTTTGGTGCTAAACCGGAAAAGGCTTCGAGTTGTACGCCTCTTGCATCTGGATCACATAATCTTGGGTCTTGTCTACACGTGTTTTGTCTCTTACCGTGAATAAACTCGTAATAAGGGGTATTACCAATAGAAGTATCTGGCATACTTATGAATTGTCTAGATAAGGCATTTTTCTGGTATTCTGGCATAGACGAACGAGAACGCGCTGGACCATAGTTTATACCTTCAGTTATGTAATCATTCACGGGCTTTCTCACGGTAGGGTAATAACACGATTGTGGCCTATCTGGTCTGTCTACGTAGTCTGACATGAGCACGTTACCCATTGGATTATCTCTCGTAGGAACGAGACACTCTTTACCAATGTTATTATATGCCGTAGTTGGTCTAATAGAATTATCCTTTACCATATTGGATTTTTCCATTATATAAAGAACACCGAGTGCAGTAGCACCCAAAACGAAAATACGAGGATCTCTGTTTATGAGATAGACTATACATGTCGCATAAATGATAAAACGTGCCGATGCATTAACACGTTCTGCTGAAGATTGTGTTTTTGACGGCCAAAATTCAAGGACTTTATCTGTACGAATCAATTGTTTTGGATCTTCAAACCAAGATGTCATTTATATATATTGACTTTATTTTTTCAACATACCACCTAACATGCCTTGCATGGTTTTCATGAGTGCACTTTCATCTAATTCCGAACCGTCGTCTTTCATTTTGTCTGCGCACTGTTTAGCTACATTTTCAATCATGGAAAGTGTGTCTTCTGGAATAGAACTGATAGTTGTACCGAGCATGTACAAAGTTTGAACATACTGCCAAATAGCATCTTTTGTGTTTTGTGAACACGAGGACCAGTGCTTTTCGAGATTTACATCTTTCATGAAATCCAAGTTTTTAGATTCGTTTATGAAAAAGGTATCGTCTTTAGCGGAAATTTTATCCGCGAACGGCGTAACGCTTGCCATAAATCCATCAACTACTAACCGGGGGTTCGTCTCTTTCATTAAATCGAAAGCCGATAAGCATTTCTTCAAGCCTTTTTCTTCTGGAAATGTCTTGTGTAATTCCACAAGAAATTGGCCCATCATTTCGTTAAATGCAGATACAGATGTCATTTTTATACTGTAAGTGTGTATTATATCTTTAAGTAAATAAAATTAAAAAGGTTCAGTTGATATAGTTTCCTTCTTACCTAAACCATTCGTAACAATAAAAAATACTAAAATTGCGTTGAGTGCGGCTGGTTTCGCGTATGCACTCACGGGAAGCTTACCTTCGTTATTTAATCTCGCTTTAAAGTGTATGTACCCAGCTGTTAGTAAAGCGGCAATTATACCGGCCCACGCGGGATCTCTCAAATAGTCTTCAAACTCCATTTATCTAATAGTAGCCAACTTTTTTTGCGCGAGTTTCAGATGCGTCTGGAAACAAAACCCCTTCTTCCTCTCTTTCTTGTACTGGAGGAGGAGCGGTATTTATAGTCCTGAACTCGTTATCTAAAGGTGACGTTCGTGGTTGTTGTGGTTCTTCTTCCATTGGTTGTGGTTGTGGTTCTTCTTCCATTGGTTGTTGTGGTTCTTCTTCTCCCTCCATTGGCTGTTCGAACGGTTCTTCTGAAGTTTCTTCCATACCTTCTTCACCTTCTTCGAGAATGTCCGGATCTTCCGAATCGCCAACTTCGGCTTCACCTACATCCAAATCTTGACCTTCTTGTGTCTGAGACATGTATGTTTGTAAAATTTGTTGAACAGGTATGAGTTCCTTTATGGAAGTTTCTATACACGCGGAAAACCTTTCGTATAATTTATCATTTCTCGCGTGTTCGTTTTGGTTTTCGTGATAAATGTACGGATCCTGGTACAAATCTTTAGCGACGTTGTTATAACACGTCTGAATAAACACTTCGTTCGTGGGAAGTTTGAGTGAAATTTTCTTATTATCTTTGTTCAAACGAACAGCTGATAAAATTTTAACACAACTTACGAATACCGCGGCTAATAAGTCATTAAACCACGCACACCGGTTCGTTATATTATCCGTGTGCTGTTTTGACATAGCATCACTCCAATTTGGAACTTCTTTTAAAAGTTTTTGATACATGACAAGAACTTTGCGACCTTTAGAAAGTTTATACGCTTCTTCGTATAAGTTCTCGAAGGTTTCAATCATGACTGGGCACATGAGTAAACACAATTGACCAACGTATTCGCGTCGCGCTTCTACTAATATATTTAATGGATCACTCATATTTGTGATTAATTGGGTTTTTTTATAAACTCGTATCACGCGTTTCGCCTGTATTTATTCGCGGCCTTTTTAAGGTTTACAAAAGATGGGAATTCTCCTAAATCTTCTGTATCTTCGTGCTGAACATTTTTAATAGATTTTTTGGGTTTCCATGAAATACAGAGTTCGTATTCACCTATTTGTTGTACAGTAAACCCACCTATTTCAAATTGACGTTTTATATACTGTAACGCCTTTACTCTGTTAAAGTGTGGGTGTCCCATGACAAACGAAGGAATCTGACAAAACAAGTATTTGTGTCCTAATTCAACGGATTGTCTTATCTTTTTTGATACCTGTTCGTATATTTTGACATACGTCTCTTTTTTTAATCGATTCCTTTTTTCAGTTATACGTGATATTTCATCAATACTGATCATTACATTTTATTGAGAACTTTTAAATACGAATTTTACCGTACATACTTTGTGGTTCTGGTATAACCTTTTCTATAAAATTTTTACTTTTTATGATATCTATTTCACTTTGTCTGACATTCGTGTAATCTTCAAACTCTCTTCCTTTTATAGACGTTTGATAAATACTTGGGTCCGATGGTGGACTGTAATCTATAGGCTGTGTCGCCAAACTTAAAACGGTCGCCTTGCCGTCAATAATTCGTATATCCGACGTAACAGCAAACCCTAAAGCAAACCCCTTATGTTTAACCGCTATGAACATACATCTGTATAGTTCCTGGTTTGTTTCTTTGTGTACGTATTTTTTTACTAAGGTAGTTTCTATAATGTACGTACAAAGACCCGTTCTTTTTGATATTTCTTTATTTGTCGCGAATACCATTTCTTGCATGAGATCATTCGTGACTTCAACATCTTTATCGTATTCAATATATTCGGTTAAATCAACAGTCGTATCTTTTATTACTATAGGTCCTATAGGTTTGGTGTATCCAGATAATCCAAAGGATTCAGTGAATTTTTCTGTCCTGGACATGCTTATGAGTACAATAAGTAGTAATAATATCAATACAAGCTTCATTATTTAATATTAAAGGTTATTTTTTTATTAATTATTAAATAATATTATACAAAAAAAGTATACCTAAAACATAGAGAGTTTTTAAAAAATGTCTGTCAATAAAAGTACCAACTACTTACAAAAAATAATTTTATTTCATTCACTTTTCACTTTTTGGAATTCGAATATATAATTATTTTT